TCTCAGATGACCTTGATCAGCCTGAACTGGCGGTAACTGGCCGTGATCAGCCGAGATTGGAGACGGTGTGGCCTGATGCGGCTGGTTCGTTTGGGGCTGAGGTGGGGGGCTGGGCTTTACAGCATCTCGGTTTGGAGTTGATGCCTTGGCAGCAGAGGGTTCTTGACGGTCAGTTGTTGTTTGACGGCGACGGGGATTTTTTGCATCGTATGTCAATGGTTAGCACCGCTCGACAGAACGGTAAAACGGTTGCGTTGACGGCGTTGGTTGGTTGGTGGCTGACTGAGATGCCTAAGCACCGAAGCACACCGCAAACCGTGTTATCTACCGCGCACCGTCTTGATTTGGCGGTCATGCTTTACGACAAACTTGCCGACATTCTCGAGTTGCGGTTTGGTGCAAAACTGATGCGGTCGTACGGTCGCAACCAAGTCACCATGCCCGACGGGTCAAAATGGTTTATTCGTGCAGCCAACTCAAGCGTCGGTCACGGTATGAGTTGCGACTTAATCGTGGCTGACGAGATTTGGGATATTGGCTCGACTGTCATTGACGGCGGTTTGCTACCAGCCCAGCGCGCCCGACGATCACCATTGCTTAGCGCGTGGTCAACGGCTGGTACTGAGGCAAGTACCGCTATGCAACGTTGGCGTGAACAGGGGTTGCGATCTATTGACCGTGCCGAGCCGTCATCGCTTTATTTTGCTGAGTGGTCGCCGCCGCCTGACATATCGCCTATGGATAGTCGCGCTTGGGGTTGGGCAAACCCAGCATTAGGCAAAACATTGACATTAAAAACGATTGAGGCTGAAAGTGAGAACCCTGATCGTGCGTCGTTTTTGCGCGCGTCATGCAACCTTTGGGTTGCGTCTGACAAATCGTGGATAGCACCGGGTTTGTGGCCTGAACTTGAGTACAGCGACCCGATGCCCGACGGCGGCACAGTCGCTATTGAAACGAGCCTTACCGACGACCGATACTTTGCTACCCGTGCCGTTGTGCTTGACGATCGGCGCACCGTCGTCACCGTCGAATTTGTTTGCGACACCTACGACGAAATGTTGCGACACGTCGAGCGTCTAGCAAAAAACACGGCAATAAAATTTGCTATCAGTCCGTCAATAGATATTCATTGGCCGTTAGCGCTTGAGCGTCGCAGGGCAGTTGTCGGTTACGGCGAAATACTAAAATTCACGCCACGCATTAAGAGCATGATCAACGAGAAATTACTTTGGCATACAGGCGAAAATATGTTGGCTGAACACGTGCAACGCGCCGTCGCGGTACGCAGTCAAAACAGCATTGCGTTATCAAGCCAGCGATCACCCGGTCCGATTGAGTTGGCTCGGTGTTTGGTTTGGTCTGCGGCGCTCGCATCACGACCGACCGCGACAGGCAAACCGATGATCGTCGTTGCTGGTGGCTAGTATCGTCACGGGCGGCCGTTAGGTTCTTACTTTCTCGGTTGACGCTTAGCGGTCGCCTATCAACACCCGTCAAATAAATTGGTGGCATACTTACAACATGGCGATATTTTCACGGTCAGTAAATAAGGCGGCTATATCGCCTGAGCCAACTAAAGCGGCAGCCGCAGGCGGGTACTACACGAACAGCGTCAATAACGGCGGCGCACAAATGATCGGCCAGTACTACTCGTACCTTGAGGGCGATGCGCGTAATCGTGCAATGAGCGTAGCGACCATAAGTCGCTCGAGAGACCTTATGGCATCGGTGCTTGGTTGCATGAATTTAAAAATGTACAACGAAATTTGGAATGGCGACGAAATGGAAAAAGTGCCACTAGCGCCACGCACTTGGTTACGACGTATTGACCCAACATTGCCAAACAGTTTTATTATGTCGTGGACATTTGACGATCTATTTTTCTACGGTCGCGCATTTTGGTATATCACTTCACGCACAGCCGACGGATACCCGGCATCGTTTACTCGACTACCTGCCGCAATGATACAAACACTTGACCAGTCAGGCCCAGTATGGTTTGCGCCGTCAAAAGAAATTATTTTTCAAGGCGGCAGCCTAGACCCAAACGATGTCGTGCAATTTTTGTCGCCAATACAAGGCATTATTTATATGAGCGAAAAAGCCATTGCGACAGCGTTACAACTTGAGGCCGCACGATTTAGAAACTCGTCGTCGGCTATACCGGCAGGTATTTTGCGTCAGACTGGTGGCGAGCCATTAAGCGCACAAGAGTTAGCCGATCTTGCGGCAGCCTTCAATGCGGCTCGAGCGACAAACCAAACAGCAGCGCTAAACGAATTTGTTACCTACACCGAGACACTAACTAGCCCTGACAAAATGTTGCTAATCGAAAGCGCAGAGTTTCAAGCAATGGAAATGGCGCGACTATGCAACATACCGCCATACCTTGCAGGCATCTCGGTCGGCTCGTACTCGTACCAGTCATCGGCAGAAGCGCGCATGGACTTGTGGACATTTGGCGTACGTGCTTACGCCGATTGCATCGCTGGCACACTCAGCCAAAACAACGTGCTACCAAACGGCACATATGTTGAATTTGATGTTGAGGATTACCTTAAGGGCGAATACTCGATGAGTGACTACCGTGAGGACAATTCCGAAACCCCGATACCAAATGGAGTACTATAAATTTTATGATCAGACTTACCCCTTCACAGATCACGGTTGATGCAGCGGCGGCAGAGGGTTTGCCGTCGCGCTCAATCTCAGGCGTAGCAGTTACCTACGACGAAACAGCGACCGTTAATGACGGTACAAAAGTACGGTTTTTGCAAGGGTCGTTGCCAGTCACGGGGCGCGACCCGAAACTTTATATGCAACACGACAGCAACCAGATTGTCGGCAAGGTCGTTGAGCGTGTGGACACCCCGCAAGGCATGATGTTTACGGCCAAGATCAGCGCCACTCGACTAGGCGACGAGGCACTTACCCTCGCCAATGACGGCGTTATAGATGCCGTGTCGGTCGGTGTAACACCCACAAAATTTAGTTACGACGAGGCAGGCGTAATGATCGTTGAGGCCGCCAACTGGTCAGAATTATCGCTAGTTAGCGAAGGCGCGTTTAGTGGCGCAGTCATCACCGAGGTCGCAGCCAGCGCACCCGACGAGACTATCCACGAAACCGAGCCACAAGTAGAGTTACAATCAGAACAAGACACAGAACAGGAAACAACCATGAGCGACAAAATTGAAACACAAGTAGTTGAAGCAGCACAGTCAACAGTTGACAAATTGTGGGCGCAACCAAAACAAGAATTTAAGATGCCAAGCGCAGGCGAATACCTTGCCGCTATGCACATCGGCGGCGACACGTTCGCAAAAGTCAATCACGCGTTCCAATCTGCTAACCGCAAAAACCAAACAGCGTTGCAAGCAGCTGCAGGCGACATTTTGACAACCGATACACCGGGTTTGTTGCCAGTTCCAGTTCTTGGCCCACTATTCCAAGACCTCAACTTTGTGCGACCAGTCGTATCAGCGTTGGGCGCTCGAGCAATGCCAAACACACCAAGCAAAACATTTATTCGCCCAACGATCACAACACACACTTCGGCAGCAACACAAACCGAAGGTTCGGCAGCATCAGCAACAACAATGGTGATTGCAAGCAACACAGTCACAAAAACAACCGTTGCAGGTCAAGTTACTTTGTCGGTACAAGATATGGACTTCACAGACCCAGCGTCAATGAACCTGATCTTGAACGACCTCGCAGGCGAATACCTGATCGCAACTGACAACATTGCAGCCGACAACATGGTTGCAGGAAAAACCGCGTCAGGTTCGACATGGACAGTTACAGCAGGCGACCCAACATCGTTGGTCAACTCGTTGTTTGACGCTGCACGAGAAATTGCAGAGGACAGCAACTACTTCCCAACTCACTTGTTTGTGTCACCTGACGTATGGGAAAAACTTGGGTCACAGTTGGACAGCAGCAAGCGCCCATTGTTTCCAGCAGTAAACGGCCAAAACATTATTAGCCAAAACTCGTTGGGTACAGCGTCAGGCGCATTGAATTACAATTCGATGAACCCACTCGGTTTGCAACTTGTAGTTGACAACAACTTCGCTGCAAGCACCATGCTCGTTGTTT